ATGGCGAAATTATATTTTAAGGTAGGTAGTGACTGGGAAGAAGTTGTAAGGCTCCGTAATGAAATTGTGAAGTTAAAACAAGAGTTAATGAGCATGGATGGCACGCAGTCTCCTGCTGCTTTCAAGGCTTTGAATGCCCAACTTGCTGCATCCAACCAAAGATTGGATGAGTTGGTGACTAATGCAGCCAAAGCTGGAGCGGAGATGGAAACGGGATTCAAAAGGAAAATCTTCGATGCTTCTCAGGTCGTGAATGGATTGTCGGAAAAAATAACATTTCAACGTGGAACTATCCAACAATTGAAAAATGAATTGTCCGGTCTTAAAGACAAGTATCGTGAAGCATTAAAACAGGATGGTGATACTTCTTCCTTAGAAGCTAAAATAAGGTCTACAAATGAAAAATTGAAAGAGCAAAAAAGTTCTTTATTTAACCTTACCCAGGAACAGGCTAACGCCCGCTTGTCAGTAAAGAAGCTCCGCGATGAATATGCTTTGTATCGGCAAGATGGTGAAAAAAATGTAGATGTAACTAAGCAGGTGGAACAAGCCATGTCTAATATGGGTAAGAAACTGCTGGGAGGTTATTCAATCAAAGAATTCTTGTCAAGTATGATTCGTGTTCGTGGCGAATTTCAATCCATGCAGACCGATATTGAGACTATGGTTGGAAAGGATATGGCAGGGCAACTGATTCCGCAAATCAAGGAGCTGGCTAAGATTTCTCCACTTACTATGTCAGATATGGTTGGAGCAGAAAAGATGATGCTTGGATTTAACATACAAGCAGAAGACACTATCAAATACTTGAAAGCCATTAGTGATATTTCTATGGGGGAATCCAGTAAGTTCAATTCGCTAACTTTGGCATTTTCACAGATGTCAGCAGCGGGTAAACTTATGGGGCAGGATTTGAATCAAATGATAAACGCTGGATTCAACCCGTTACAGATTATCTCCGAAAAGACCGGAAAATCTATCGCAACTTTGAAAGATGAAATGTCCAAAGGTGCTGTTTCCGCTGAAATGGTTCAACAGGCATTCATTGATGCAACTTCCGCAGGTGGTAAGTTCTATAATATGTCTGAGAATGCCTCAAAGACTATCAATGGTCAGTTGTCTATGATGCAGGATGCTTTGGATTCCGTGTTTAACGAATTGGGAACAAAGTCGGAAAGTGTTATCATGGACGGTATTCAAATGACAACTTCGTTGATTCAGAATTATGAAACAGTAGGTAAGATCTTGGCTGGATTAGTGGTTACTTATGGTACATACCGGACCGCAGTGATGCTTGTTACTGCTGCCGAAAGTAAACATACTCTTGTGGAGATTGGACTTACCAATGCCCGTTTATTGGCACGAAAAGCGCAGTTAGCTTTAAACGCTGCAATGCTTACCAATCCTTATGTGTTGTTGGCAACGGCGGTTGTAGGGCTTGGAGCTGCCATGTGGGCATTATCCGACAGCACAACATCTGCTGAACGTGCTTTGGACTCGTACAACAAGAAAATAGAAAAACTCAACACGGACGAAGAAGATCGGAAACGTACTTTGGAAGGTCTTGTTAGCACCATTAATAGCGAGGTGGAAGCCGAGACCACTAAACTTAAAGCTTTAAAAGATATTGAGGAACTATATCCAGCACTCTTTAGGAAATATGTTGATGAGAAAGGCCATATACAGGATTTGACAGGTTTTTGGAAGGCATATAATGAAGAAGTTGTAAAATCCAGAACACTGTCAAAACAGGCTATAGTCGAGTCCTTGGAACAACAGATAAAAAGTGCGGAATGGGCTTATAATTTAGCTAAGAAGGAGAACAACCGTTCCGAAATGAAGGTTCAGGCACAGCGTATCGAAGACCTGAAAAATGAATTGGCAAACGCAAGAAAAGATGTCTTGTCAGAAATCAATACCCAATTGGAAGTTGAGAACAGACAGGAAACACAAGAAACTACATATCAAGAGGATTTGGCAAATGCTAAAGTCGAATGGGAGAAAGCGAAAAAAGGGTACGAGGCCTTAATCAAAGATCAGACGGCTACATCGAAACAGGTGAAAGAAGCCAAAGATAAGATGGAGGCATCCGAAAAGACATACAAGGAGCTGGGCGGAGTAACCGGAAGCGCACTGACCAGACAGGAAAATCTAGCAAAAAAGCAAAAAGAAAATCAGGAAAAGCTGGACGAACAACTTCTTTCACTTCACCGTCAGAACCAACAGGATGAAATCAACCTGATGAGAGAAGGCACGGAAAAGAAGTTGAAACAGATTGACCTTGATTATCAGAAACAGATTGATGCGATAAGAAAACAGGAGGAAGAATGGAGCAAAGCCGGTAACGGTAAGCTGACCGACAAGCAGGCACAGAAAATTTCAGAAGCTTATACCAATGCCGAAAGTATGAGAGATAAAGATATTTCCGATGTAACTGAAGGACAGCTGAAAGCCGAACAACAGGCTTTGAACGACTACTTGAAAGAATATGGCACGTTCCAGCAGCAGAAATTGGCTATCGCCCAAGAGTATGCGGAAAAAATAAGGAAAGCACAGGAAGAAAACGGTGTTAATAGTGCACAAGTAAAGTTACTGGAGAAACAACGTGATGTTGCCATACAGAACAAGGAAACAGAAGCCATAAAAGCCAATATAGATTGGGTTACTGTGTTCGGTGAGTTTGGTTCCATGTTTTCCGACATGATAAAGCCCGCCTTGGACGAAGCGAAAAAATATGTACGGACTGACAAGTTCAAGAACTCCGATCAGGCAAGCCAGAAATCATTGATTGACGCCATCAGCCAGATGGAAAAGTCTTTGGGTGGTACAAGTGGAGTCAACTTCAAGAAACTTGGAGAGGATGTAAAAGCCTATCAAATAGCAGAACAGAATCGTATCAGTGCCATAGGGATTGAAACAGCTGCTTTGGAAAGACTAAAGAAATCACAGGATGATTACACCAAAGCGCAGAAGGGCGGAACGGAAAGTGAGAAACAAGCCGCAGCAAACGCTCTTGAAACAGCACGGCAGAATGCTGACATTGCATCCGCCAATGTGAAGACACAGACTGATATCGCCAATCAGGCCCAGCGTAATGTGACTGATACCGCCACCATACTGAAAGCAAGCATGGAAAATTTATTGGGAGGCTTGCAGCAGATTTCATCCGGTGGATTGTATAACGCATATAGCGGAATTATCAAAACCGTGAACGGATTCAAAGACGTGATAGGCAAGACGTCAGAATCTCTTAAGGAGGTCCCCATTGTCGGATGGATTCTGTCCATCATTGACGTACTCAAAGACGGATTGAGCAATCTTGTGGGTGGTTTGCTTGACGCTGTCCTGAATGCAGTCAGCGGAATTATCGGTGATGTCTTGTCAGGGGATTTGTTTGTCACAATCGGCAGGTCATTGAGGGACGGCATAGGAAACATCCTGAACGCGATCTCATTCGGAGGCTTCAACTCCCTGTTTGGAATAGGTGGAAACGCCAAGGAAGTACAGGAAACGATAGACAGGCTGACGAACAGGAATGAAACTTTGCAAACGGCCATCGAGGATCTGACTGACGAGATGAAGGCAAGCAGGGGAATGAAATCGGTTGAATCTTACAAGGAAGCTGTAAAATATCAGGAGGAAGTCAATAAAAACTATCTGCAAATAGCAAAGGAGCAAGCCGGATATCATAAGAGCCACGGCAGTTGGCAGCATTATCTGAAATGGACGGATGAAATGCTGGAACACGCAAGAAAAGCTACCGGTATGCAGGATTTCTCCGGCACTGATTCCTTGTGGAATCTGACCCCCGAACAGATGAAGGCTCTACGGTCGGACGTATGGTTATGGGATATCATGGAATCTTCCGGTAAGGGAGGTTACGGTGAGCGTGTTACCGACAAGCTGGATGATTATATAGAGCAGGCAGGAAAACTGGAAGAACTGACCGACAGTCTTTATGAGGGCTTGATCGGAATGTCATTCGATTCCATGTATGACAGTTTTGTAAGCAGTCTGATGGATATGGAGAAGAGTGCGGAGGATTTTGCTGATGACATATCCAAATATTTCATGCAAGCGATGCTGTCAAATGCCATCGGTGAACAGTTTAGTGACAAACTGAGGGCATGGTATGATAAATTCGGTGAAGCCATGAAGGATGATGGTACGCTTGACAATAATGAGCGTAAGGAGCTGATGGATGAATACATGGGTTATGTGGACGAAGCCATGAAGCTCCGTGACGAACTTGCCGCAGCAACCGGATATGATAAGATTTCGCAAGAATCAACATCCCAGTCAGCTTCATCCAAAGGTTTTCAGGAAATGAGTCAAGATACTGGCGAAGGGTTGAACGGTAGGTTTACAGCATTGCAGATTGCAGGAGAAGAAATAAAGAATCAGAATATTATTCAATCTCAATCACTTAATCTACTAACAGTAAAAGCAGATGCTCTACTTTCCATAGATACGGAAACAAGAAATATTGCTGATGATACGCGGGATTTGATAGCGCAATCCTATCTTGAATTGGTACAGATTTCAGAAAATACAGGGGCAATCGTCAAACCTATTCAACAGATGCAAAGAGATATAGCAGAAGTTAAAAAGAATACAGCAAAATTATAGTCTATGGATGAATTATTAATTAATGGCGAAAACGCTTATACAACATGGGGTGTGAGAATGGGAGAGGGGTTTCTTGATGTTATTGGGGCATCCGCTCCCATGAAGGATTTTATTGAGAACAAAAGCCGACTTGAACATGGGAAACGGGTAATAATCAATAATCCTAAAGTCGATGAGAGGGAAATAACTCTTTCGTTCACTATCGAGGGTAATTCTCAGTCTGATTATCAATCAAAGAAAAAAGCTTTCTTCAATGAGCTTTATAAAGGTAAGGTTGATATTCAGATTCCTGCTAATAGTAGCGAGGTTTACCATCTTATTTATACTGGCAAGAGTGTCACTTACGCACAGAGTTTAGACCGAACTTTCGGAAAAATTTCAGCCAAGTTTAACGAGCCAAATCCGGCAAACAGAAGCTAATTCACGACATTGGTTTTATTGTCGTGTATGTGAGTGCTCAAAATTGGGCACTCTTTTTTTTATCCCCGAACTTTGAAGACATGGAACAAATCGACATCAAAGACATATCCGGTGCTATCCTGCTTACAACTTTGATCAATGAAGGCTGCAAGCGTAAGTTCACTCTGATGAAGGAGGACTACATCATGTTAAAGTTCTCCTTAGAGAATCCCATATATTTCAAACTTGGCTCATACGTGGAATGTAACTTCGGATTGTTCGAGGTGTGCGACTTGCAGAAGCCCGCATTCAACACCAATACCGCCGGCTACGATTACGAATTAAGACTTGACGCCTACTACTGGAAATGGAAAAACAAAATCTTCAAATATACCCCGGAGACGACCGGACAGGAGGCGTCCTGGAACCTGACCGCTCCGCTTGACGTACAAGCCGGTATAGTCCTTAGAAATTTGAAAGCTCTTGGTTACACATACAAAGGACAGGATTTTGTTTTCTCCATTGATTCCACAGTCGAAAACAAGTCCCAGTTGATGAGTTACGATAACATCAACATCCTTGACGCTTGTTTTGAGATGGCGAAAAAATGGGATTGCGAATGTTGGGTGACTGAAAACATCATCCATTTCGGACGTTGTGAGTCTGGCGATGCGGTGGATTTCGAAATCGGGAAAAACGTGCAGGAAATGTCACAGTCAGAATCCCGGTCCACTTATGCCACCCGTATCTACGCTTTTGGTTCAACAAAGAATATCCCATCTGACTACCGTCCGGTTGACGAGACCGTGGTTGTGAACGGCGTGGTGCAGCGCAGGCTGATGCTTCCCGAAGGCACTCCTTACATTGACGCTTATCCTGATATGACTACCGAGGAAGCCGTCGAGCAGGTGGTTATCTTCGATGAAGTCTATCCCCGAAGAACGGGCATCATGTCGGATGTCACCACTATCGAAGTGACGGACAAGGTGGAGAATGAGGACGGTACAACCACCGAGGAAAAATGGAATGCCTACCGCTTTAGGGACACGGGTGTTAACTTTTCCGAGAAATATATCCTCCCCGGTCAGGAGCTGAGGATACGTTTCGCGTCCGGACTTCTCAACGGTTTGGAGTTTGCCGTGAAGTTCAATCCTGAGGGAAAGCCGGAGATATTGGAGGATGGCGGATGGAACCCTGAGGCACAGCTTTGGGAGATAGTCAGGAATGAGGACTATGGCAGACCGCTTCCTGGTGATGTGCTCTTTCCCCAGGATGGAGATGAATATGTGCTTTCCGGCTGGGACAGCACGAAAATAACCGAGCTGGGGCTTGTGGGTGCCGCCGAGCAGGAGCTGAAGGAAAAGACTGAAAAGTACGCTGCCAAATCCAAGATAGACCCGAGTACCTATGGCTGCACGATGATGTCAAATGACGCATACCGTGAGGATGGCATTCACAACCTCTACAGCATCGGTCAAAAGGTCAACCTTATCAACAAGGCTTATTTCGAGAACGGAAGGCAGTCAAGGGTTATCGGATTTGAATTCAATCTTGATTTAGCTTATGATTCCCCTATATATACTGTCGGGGAAACCGCCGCCTATTCCCGTATCGGGGAGCTGGAGGAAAAGGTTGAGAGCCTTACCCTGAAGGGACAGACCTATACGGGCGGTGGTGGCAGCGGTGTGTATGTGATCGGAAGCCACGACTCCACCCCTGCGACAGACCATAACGTGTATTCCGCATTGCGCTCCTTAGTAATGTTCCTTCGTAAGGATCAAGCGGACGGAACAAATTTCTTATTGAAGTTCGGCAAGTTCATCGACTCCATGATTGCCGGTAAAGGTGCCGGTATCTATCCTGACGGGCGCGGTCAGTTCGAGCGTCTTGAGGTACGCGGCTCCGCAGTGTTCAAGGAAATCATCTATAACCGTCTGAACGCACAGGAAGGCGACACCTCATATTCCGAGAACGGAGTCATTGAGTCCGTGGCTTTAGAGAGCGACGGAACTTATACCCTGAAATTGCGCAAGCGCTGGGAGAATGACTTCACCGCATTCCAGGAGGGTGATATAGTGTACGGGATTGTAAACAACCTCTTTTCAACGGGGGAGTATTACGCCTCGTGGATGCGCGTGCTGTCCAAGAATGTCCCGGCCAACTCCATCTCGGTGTTGTCATACCCGGACAGTGAGGTGCCGGGCGGTAAAAACTATCCTCCCACAGAGTTGACGATCATTACCAGAAGAGGAAACGCCTTCAATGAGGACAGGCAAAGCTACTGGTATTTGTCCGCCACCACGGATAAATGTCTTGTCTGGCTGGAAGGAGTAACGAAGCCTGTCTTGGAACAGAACAACTATTACATGATATTGGGGCGTTTGCCCAATTTGGATTTGTTTGACAATCTCCCCGTCAACTATAAGCACTCGTACATATTCGCCCGTGCCGGCATCTTCGGTGAACTTTACCGGGTGGACTGGCAGGGACTGCCCGTACAGGAACTGGTGGACCGTGGCTTTTGGTCGGCCGAAGTCGCGTCCTCTGACAATCCTTACACCAATACGCAGGAGCGGGCGGACACGGTTTGGCACTACGGCTGCAAATGGAAGTGCCTGATGACGGGAACAGCCGACGAACCGCAATATGCGGCGGCCGGATGGGCGATGCTGGAAGGGAACCCGGAATTTACGATAGAGATCGGCAGCACAAAGGGGTGGTATTTTGATATCGAGACTTTTTCCACAACGCTATATATTACCGGCAAGCTGTACAACCGTGACGTGACAGATCATATACTTGACGCTGATGTGAGCTGGACGCGTGATACCGGGAATGTATCAGAAGATAACGCATGGGCGGTGAAGCGTGCCGGCGCCGGGAAAAATCTTCCTCTGACGATAGATGATCTCGGACCGAATTATACCAACATGCGGGTGTGTACGTTTAAAGCACAGGCGTTATTGCGTGACGGGCAGCAGTTTGAAGTGGCGGAGAATTTTGTAACATTTTAAAATGGTTTTATACAATGGCAACAAAGCAACGAAAAATAGAAATCAACTACCGGCTGTTACAAACCAGTTGTAACATCGAGGTGGTGGGCAGCGTGCCGGACATGCAGGTCTACCAGGCTGACAAAGCTGAATACACTCCGGACTATACGCTGACACCGCTGGTCCTGTTTCCGCGGTGCAACGCCACCGATCCGGAAGCGGTGACTAAAATCGGGGCGGTCAACTCCAGGCTGACCAACATGAAGTGGTACGAGCGCATCGGAACCACACGCACACTTATCACATCGACAAACACAGGCTACAGCATTACGGAGTCCGGTGACAGCAAGGGACAGATCACAATGAAAAAAAATGTCACCGTCCTAAAACCCGTCACGCTGGAGTTTTACGCGGAATATGCCGACACACGTACCGGACAGCTGTTTACTTTTCAGATGAGCCGTCTTGTCCGCGCGGTTGACGGTACGGATGCGATCCCCGTATTGACGATAGACAGCCCGTCCACGCTGGACTGGAACCCGGTGCGTGACATCACCGCACAGACCATCACGGCTAAACTGATGGTAGGCGACACGGACGTGACGGCTACGGGCAAATGCAAGTTCTTCTGGTACCGTCTGTTGTCTACGGGAGCGCTGGAGGCGATAACCACAGGAGCAGGTGACAACGATTGGGAGTTTGTATCACTGAACAAGAATGTATATAAGATTGACCGCAATTATATAGGTGATGACATCACGATTGTCTGCAAGGCCACCTATGCGGCTTCCGGGACTCCGGCATCAACCCCGGGCACATCGGACCCGGCAGTCTCTACGGTGATACGCCGCAGGATTCCGAAGATTGAAGCCGACTGGGAGGGCGTACCTACGGGTGTTCCGGATGGGACTTACGCCATCTTTCCCAGACCCGTCATTCGGGATACCATGGGGGTTATCCCGAATCCATCCGCCATGTTTAACTGCCACTGGTACGTCAAGAAGAGCGGAGATGCCGGATATGCCAAGGTTGCCGACGGATACTCTCCCAGGATACCTTTCAGCAACGGCATGATGTTAAAGCTGGAGGTGGAGGACAGAGGCCCTTACGTGGCGCTGACACAAGGCGGCAAGGTGCTCACACAGGGGGGCAAGGCGGTAGTAGTAAGAAAATTTGGATAACATTAAAAACAATAGAATTATGGCATTTTACATTAAAGTAACGAAGGAGGTTGCCGACCGGTTGCATCTGACCGATATCCGCAACAGGACAGCGGATGGCAATGTATTATTGTGGCAGGCGGACGTGGCACGTTTCCCCGGCGACACTGTGTTTGAGAGAGCCAAGGAAGCGGGCGGCATCTGCCTGACCCCGCAGGCGGCGAAAGAAGAGATAGACGGTACGGACCATCCCGTCGAAGTATTCACACCTGCCTCTTGGGGGGAGGACAACACCGAAAGCTCCGAAGGCACGGATAGTACGGAAACGACCGGGGAAGGAGGAGCGTCATGAGTTTGGCCAGCGCGACCGGACAGGTCATATTTTCGCAAAAGGGCGGCGTATACATGCCTGCCATCCAGTGTAACCAGGGAGATCTGTATCAGGAGTATATGGGCGAAGCGTCCGCGCCGACGAACATCGCACCGGATTTCGCTTCGCTCAAGCCCGTCTTGTCCTTCATTCTCACCTCTTCGCGGGTGGCGGAAGGGCTGGTGGTTCCTTCCTCCATGAAATGGTATTTCAATGATGTCGAGATCAAGTTCTCGGGCAATGTCTCCACCAACACGTTTGGCGGTGAGACGGGACATTTCAAGTTTATCCCTTACCAGCCCGGTACGACGGATTACTACGGATTGCAGATCGTCAAGAATCTGGTCAAGGCGAGCGGAGCGGCCTCTTGTACCATCAAGGGTGAAGCCACCGTGACCGTTGGGAATACCAGCGACACCGTTCAGTTCGTCTATAGCATCCCCATCACCAAGGGGGTCGGAAACCAAAAGCATGTGACGATCATTGCCGGTGACAACAAGTATTTTACCCTTCGGGACAAAGGGCAGAGCTGCATTCTGAAAGCCGTAGCGCGCATGGGCAGTGACGAGATCACTACCGGACTGGCGTACAAGTGGTACAACCAGGTCAACGGTGCGTGGAGCGTGCTGAGCGGAAAGACCACACAGACATTGACCGTCACCAACGATATGGTTGACACGACAGGTGTGTTCAGAGTGGAGGTGTACCAGGGCGGCAAGCTCATCGGTCAGGACACGCAGTCCGTAATGGATGCGTCCGATCCGTTTGATTTGATCCTGAATCCCACGCCCGAGGACGAGACCATCCGGGAAAGTGGTGACACGGTGGTCTATAAGCCCATTCTGGTCAAGCGTGGAAGTACCACCAAGTACAAGGACATGACTTTCTATTTCGTGTTCATGGACAGTGCAGGAGTAGTCCTTAACCCGTCTACTTCCGGTACAGCAGCCACTTCCGGCACGTGTACTTGGGACATGTGCCAGCAGGCAGGAGGCAACGTGGCATGGACCATCACAACCAAGGAATAAGGAGGTGATATGCCGTTGGTGACTAGAACCGGACAGGTCAGTTTTGCTCCAAAAGGTGACAAGGGAGATAAGGGAGCGCGCATGCGTATGCGTGTATGGGAGGCGTCTGTGTCTTACCTGGAGGGCAAGCAAGGGCAGCAGTTTTACGACATTGTACTTTATGACAACCTGCTGTACCTGTGCATCCGTTCGCATACGTCGGTATCGACGGAAACCCCCAAACAGAATGTGGCTTCGGGAAAAATAAAATACTGGGAGGTAGCACAGAGCTGGACTTTTATCGCCACCAAGCTGTTGCTGACCGAGAAGATCAAGGCGTCCATGATTGATGCGGACGGTATCAGGGCGGTCAATGTGGACATCAGCGGAAAAATCACGGCGGATAGCGGACGTATCGGTCCGTTTTCCATAGATTCCGGTATGTTGTCCTCAAAAACTCTTTATGAGGGGACGGATTCCCATGTCGGTTTCAACCTGTCTGCCGGACAGATAGAGTTTTATAACGAAAGGACATTTGCACGTGTAAAAATCGGAGGGAACACGAAATTTGTCACAATCGAAGGGATATCGTATGATGCCGGAATTGACATACAGAGTCCGAATGCCATGATCGGGATGCACATCAAGACCCTGAGCATTCCTCTGTTCGTGGAGGGGGGTAACATTTTCCTTCATCCGAACAATGACAGTTATGTGTCTCTTCATGGCATAGTGGGGAACTGGAGGAACATATCCGTCAGCACTTCCCTGAATAACAATGATGACAATGTGATGTTTATTAATACGGGTAATATAGAAGTGACCCTTCCTCCGGATGTTCCGGGACATACCATATACTTCAAACGTATGAGCGGCGGGGTAAGACTGACAGGCGGGCGCATCCTGCCTGCTCCCGGAGGAAAAGAGATGTCCTCCATTGATCTGGATTATGCGTCCGGATTCGTTAAATGTATGGGCAATTATTGGGTTATGTTTTATTGCGGATAACAGTATTTAATTAAGAATATTATGAAAGTTGATTTTACAAAATTTCCCCTGTTCACGGGGATAGACAGACAGGATATGGTGATAGCGGATATCCGTAAGGATATTGCTGACGGCATTTACAGGAACGTGCCCGGTCTTCCGGCGCACGTGCTTGCGGAGAAGATCTATCGGAACGAGCTTGTGGAGCTTGCCGATGACGAGATTCATATACTTGACCTCTACACTTCCGCTTCGGTGGGGCAGCTTGCCGACTCATGGCAGGATTATAAGAAAAACAATTTGGAAACTGAAACTGGTAAATAAAAAATATTATGGAAAAGATGGAATTAAGTGAGGCGTTGAAAGCCAATGCCTCAGTACTGGAAGGACTGTTAGGAGTTAGCAGTAGTACTATATTTAAAGGAAAAGGGTATATCCAGTTAGAAACTGAAAACGATATTGATAAAGTGTATGAGCCTGGAGTATATGCAATAAAAGGCACTTCATACAATGATCAAACGCTTCTTGTCTTCAGTCATAACCTGGGACAGTCAACAGTACAATTTAGGACTAATAACTATGGTGGTTTTTTAGTGTTTAGAATAAAATGGTGGAATGGTGCTTGGGGAACCTGGAAGACGGTTTCTTTGACATAAAATTTATCTGTTTGCACTTCTGGAAGGACTAATGCCGATTGCCAATTTAGGAAGTAAAGGGCTCTTGAGAAAAGGCGTTCTTTCTCCTATATTGGTTTGTAATAAAGACTCCGTTCAAGAAGTATGTGTCGTTCGCCTAGCGAGTTCATCTAACGCCTATATTGGTATGATATTGTATGTATATTGGGGTGGTTCTACAGGTCTGTTCTTTATTAATAGTAAGACTGGTAACTCCTATATCATAAGGAAAGTCAACGGTAGTATGATTTCTGAAATAGAGTTCAAACGAAAAAATGATCATCTCTTCGTTCGGAGTAAGACAAACACAGCTTCATTTCGTGTAAGTGCTTTGTTTTTGGATACTACTGGGGTTGACCTGTCTTTATCCATGAATATAGTTGATGAGAATCTGGATGATGCTGAAGATATAGAAATACTATAATTCTTTGGTAACATAAGGAGCGGACGGGTGTGGACCGGCACCCATCCGTTTTATCTCATTAAAATATGACTGATTTTTAAGATTTTGTTGTTTGTATTTGTTTCCAATCAGTCCAAGTTCCATTATTACATATTCGAATAAAAAATCCGCTCTGAAAATCTACAAAAGTTTGTTTGGTGGTGACATCATTAATAGCAATCGTTTCCAAGAATCCATAATTACTTGATGTATTTGGTTTATTATCCAATGATTGGGTTTTATCGACAAACATATATCCAGTATTATTAGCTTCATTAAAATCAGTAATTTCACCAAATCTCCTTTTGTACCATGTATCATTTATCCCTAATAGTCCTTCCAGAAGTGCA